AAGCGGCCCCAGCCGCATCACCAACACCTGAACCCGAAATGGAAAACACTCCAGATCTGGAGGTGATCCGGTCCGAGGCCGTCGAGGCCGAGCGTACCCGTATCGCCGCCATCAATGCACTGGGCGAAAAGCACCAGATGCAAGACCTGGCTCGCGAGCTGATCGATGGTGGTCGCACTATCGATGAAGCTCGTGCTGCTGTCCTTGAAAAACTCGGCACTCAACCCGTGGAACAAGTCATTCGCTCCGCTGACATCACCACCAACGATGTTGGCCTCTCCGATAAGGAGACCCGTTCGTTCAGCTTTGCTCGCGCGCTGAACTATCTCGCCAACCCCAGCGATGCTTCTGCTCGTCGGGCTGCCGAGTTTGAGATCGAAGTTGGCAAGGCTGCCGCTCAGAAATATGAGCGCGCTTCCAACGGCATCGTGATCCCCAACGAGGTGCTGCGTCGTGATCTGGTGGTGGGCACCCCCACTGCTGGCGGCAACCTGGTGGCTGATGAACTGCTGGCTGGCAGCTTCATCGATCTGCTGCGCAACCGTCTGGCACTGGCTCAGGCTGGCGTGACCATGCTGACCGGCCTGCAGGGCAACATCAGCATCCCCCGTCAGACTTCTGCTGCTACTGCTTACTGGGTGGGCGAGAACACCTCTCCGACCGAAAGCCAGCAGGCTATCGACCAGGTCAACATGACCCCCAAGACTGTGGGTGCATTTGTTGACTACAGCCGTCGTCTGCTGCTGCAGTCCTCGATCGATGTTGAGGGCATGATCCGCAACGATCTGGCTCGTGTGATTGCTCTCGAGCTTGACCGCGCTGCTATCTACGGCACCGGCTCCAGCAACCAGCCCCTGGGTCTGGTGAACACCACCGGCATTGGCAGCCAGACCATCAGCACCTACGGCACCTTTGCTGAGTACATCGGCATGGAAACCGATGTGGCGACTGCAAACGCTGATGGTGGCAGCCTGCGTTACATCATCAACGCTGCTGCTCGCGGTGCTCTCAAGTCGACCGCTAAGGACGCCGCTGCTGTGGCTGCTGGCTTCGTGTTCGAGAACGGTGAGATCAACGGCTACCCCGCCATTGTTTCCAACCAACTCGCTAACAACGACGCTCTGTTCGGCGACTTCTCCATGATGATCATGGGTATGTGGTCCGGTCTGGATCTGACCGTTGATCCTTACGCTGGCGCTACCGCTGGCACCGTCCGCGTGATCGCCCTGCAGGATGTGGATGTGGCTGTTAAACAGCCCGGCGCCTTCTGCTACGGCACCTGATCATGAGGATCGAGATCCTGCGTCAAGTCATGATCTCGGGGGAGCCAGTTTCGGCTGGCTCCTTTGTCGAGGTCAATGAGGCTGACGGCAATTTTCTGGTTGGTAGCGGCAAAGCTGTGCTTGCAGCGGCCGTTGAGAAGCCCGCACCTGTTGAGGTGACGGAAGAGGTTAAGCCTGCTCCTGTACCGGCCAAGCCGGCAAAGAAGGCTAAGACTGTGACTTCTGAATTCCCTACTAAGGACTGATCATGGCCATCCTTTCTACCGGTCTGGAAAAGCTCCAGCACTTTGCTCTGGCTCCTACCGCTCAGCGCACCTCTGATCTCAACGGTACTGCCGTCGACATGAATGATTACGAGGGCGACCTCGTGATCATCCTTGATGTCGAAGCTGGCGGCACTTCGACCCTGGATGTGAAAATCCAGTCGAGCGACACCTCTGGTGGCAGCTACAGCGACGTGACCACCGCTTTCTATCGCGGTGGCTCTGAAGTTGCTTCTTCGGCTGTGGCCTTTACTCAGGTGAGCACTTCTGCTTCTAAGCAGTACCTGGTGTTCCCTAAGGGCGCTGCTAAGCGTTGGATCAAGGCTGTGTCGACCACCTCTACCTCGACCCACACCTACTCCATCAATGGCGTTGGCGTGAAGAAGTACGGCTGATAGCGGTACAACATTGGCCCTGGGTTGCTTCGGCGACCTGGGGCTTTATGCTGTTTGTATGGCATTCACCGAAGACCTAACTGTGTTTCAGGCTGATTTCGGGGTTCCGATCTCGGCTGGATCTGCGAGCGGCTTGGGCATTCTGGATATGCCGAGCGAGATGATTGCTGATGGCGTGGTGTTGACCACTGACTACAAGGTCACCTGCCTAGCAAGTTTGTTTGGCGATTTGCAATATGGTGCTGGCGTAAACGTCGATGGACTGCCTTATACGGTACGCAATGTTGAACTGCTTGATGACGGAAAATTTTGCGATTTGATGCTGCAACGGAGTGCGACGCCAGCATTGGCTGCAGTATCACCTGTGGTACTCGATGGCGATGGAGTCGACACAGATAGCACAGTTATCCTTGATGGAGGCGGTCCTGGGACCGTTTATGTCGACAGTAATGTTCTCGACGGCGGAACGCCATGACTGACACGGTTACCCGATTCAAGCTGCGCAATGGCAGTGCAGCGTTATGGACGGCAGAGAATCCAATCTTGCTTGAAGGCGAGGTTGGCCTCGAAACCGATACGCGCAAATACAAAGTTGGCAATGGCGTGAGCGCATGGTCAGCTTTGCCGTATTACATCGAAGGCGTGCTTGCTCGCGGTCAGGCAAGCAAGATGACCAGTGGAACGATTGCAATCGCCACTGCTGGAACATATCAAAGTACGGGATTGACAGCAACATTAGATTCGGCCAGTAATTATCAAGTAATTCTTGGTACTTCAAATACTTTTGGGTTGAAGAACAATAGTGGAGCAACCAAATTGTTCCAAGTGATGGCGAGCATGGATGCCACGGCTGGGAACAACCACACGCTTGGGATTAGCTTGGCCAAAAATGGCACAATAATTCCACAGTCTGAGTGTCGCGCATTTACGGGGTCTGGTTCGCAAATTACGAAACTTCTTTGCTTTTGGATGATTGAACTTGCCAATGGGGATGAGGTTGCGCTGTTTGTGACTAACCACAGCGATACGACTTCCATCAGCTTCCAACGCGGCCGAATAAGCGCCATAGAAGTTAAGGCATGACAAGCATGGACCGCGACACTTTCAAGAATTGGGTCAAGGTCATGCAAGCGCTGGAAGAGGCTGGGAAGACAGATAGTTATATCTATTATCGAGCGAAATCCATTGTGACCAAGCAGGTCGATCCTGGCGCGTTTGGTCCACTTCCAAAGCGAGGATTCAATGACAACCAAACGTGAGCGCATTCTGCGTGCAATCAAAGAAAATTTAACTCTTACGTCTGGCGTTGGAGGCAGGGTCTATCGCAGTCGCGTAACAGCGGTGCAGCGTGCTGAATCACCTGCAATTGTTATTGAAGCAATCAGTGACACGCCGGTACAAAACACAAGTTTGCCAACGCTTGATTGGCGAATGCGCGTGCGCGTAAGCGTGATTGTTCGCGGTGACACACCAGATGAAATCGCGGATCCGATCATTGAAAACATGCACGCTCGAATGGTCGCTGATTTGACCTTGGGCGGCTATGCAATTGATGTGCAGCCGGATGAAGTTAGTTTCAATATGTTCGACTCTGACCAGCCTGCAGGAGTAATTTTCAATGATTATATCGTTCAATATCGCACAACTGTTGCGAGTTTGGCGACGTAGAGTCTGATAAGCCACCCGATTTACAGTGATTGATGAGTTTCAAGGGCAAGGTGGCTCGTACATCCTTGACCCAGAGACAGGCATCCGCACTCTCGTTAAGCGGACGCTGCCACCTGTTCCACAAGAGGTAATTTCCAATGCCCCTTCTAACTCGGAAACGTCTGATTCTGCTGGAGACGGAAGCGACGTACGGGACGGATCCGACTCCGACCGGCGTCGACGCCGTTCTGGTTCGCGATCTGAACATCACTCCTCTGCAGAGTGATGTTGTAAGTCGTGACTTGGTGCGTCCTTATTTGGGCGCCTCTGAGCAACTGCTTGCCAATACTCGCGTTGAATGCACATTCAGCGTTGAGCTTGCTGGTTCCGGCACTGCTGGGACCGCTCCCCGCTATGGCAAAGCCCTGCTTGCTTGCGGCATGAGCGAAACCATTGTTGCTAGCACCAGCGTCACTTACGCACCTGTTAGCGCAAGCTTCGGTAGCTGCACCATCTATTACAACATTGATGGTGTTCTGCATAAGGTGACTGGCGCTCGCGGTACGTTCACCATCAACGGCGCTGTTGGCGAAATCCCGACAATCGATTTCACCTTCACTGGCATCTATAACACGCCTACCGATACGGCTCTGCCTTCGGTCACGTACGGCGATCAAGCCACTCCTGTCGTCTTCAAAAACGGCAACACCACTGGCTTCGAGCTGCTGTCCTATGCCGGCTGCCTGCAGTCCGTATCCTTTGATGTGGGCAACACGCTTGTTTATCGCGAGCTGGTTGGTTGCACCAAGCAGGTACTGCTGACTGATCGTGCCAGCACTGGCAGTGTGACCTTGGAAGCTGTGACCATGGCAACCAAGAACTACTTCACTGCTGCCTTGACCGATGGAACACTGGGCAACCTGCTGTTCCAGCATGGTCAGACTGCTGGCAACATCATCGATTTCGTCTCTACCCGAGTCGACATCGGCGATGTGAGCTATAGCGATCAAGATGGCATCCACATGCTGAACATTCCCTACACCTGTGTGCCCAGCACTTCAGGTAACGATGAGTTCAGCCTGGTCTACACTTGATTGGTTGGATAGACGGATGAGGGGGCCGCTAATGCGGCCCTTTTTTATCGGGTGTATGCTGTTGGAGTATCGCGTGCATTACGCATGGCATTTGTCCGTAAAAAAGTCAAGATTTTCACTTGGCCTGTATCGATCGAAGAGCCTGCTGATGGCGGCACCTTCGATACGGCTACCTTTGACGCCAAGTTCAAGCGGGTCGGTCGGAAGGAATTTCGGAAGCTTGGCGAGAAAGGCGAGCTTGATCTCTTGAAGGTAATCATGGTCGGCTGGGACGGCATCCTTGATGAGGAGGGCAAGGAGGTGCCGTTCTCGATCGAGGCGATGCGTGAGTTCAGCGATGACCCCTACTGGATTCGTGGTGTCCTGAAGGCTTACACCGAAACCTTTGAAGGCGGCCGCCAGGGAAACTGAGAGATGCTGCCGTCTATTGGGCAGGCGGCGGCAAAAGGGTAGAAGATAAATCGGGTGAGGACGCTGCTGCATTCGGCATTGTCCTCCCCGAGCAGCCGAAGGAGGAGTCGGCTGATTTTGAGGTGTGGGATGAGAACTGGGACATCGTGATGATGTTCCTGCGGATGCAAACGCAGTGGACGACAACGATGGCTGGGTATATGGGGTTGCGGTACGACGTAATGCTGTGTGCTGGCGGGTTGTTTGACCTCTACAATGTGGAGAATCGCCGCGAGATGCTTGAAGGTCTTCAGATAATGGAGGCTGCAGCGTTGAGCGAATTGGCTAAGGGCTCGGATGGCTAGCAAGCAAGTCAGCGAAATTCTCGTAAAGCTTGGCATCCAGGGCCTTGAAGGCTTGGACAAGCTGAAGAGTTCGTTTCGCGAGCTTGAAAAGTCCATTGGTCCTTCTAACGCGACAATTGAAAAGGCACGTCGCAGTATTATTGAGTTTGGTGACGCAAGCAGTCGAACTGAGCAGTTAATCAAAGGGCAGTTAGAAGCGTTCAAGGGATTGCGCGGCCAGGCAGAAATTGGCTCCTCTACGTACAACAAATTAACTAGCAGTATTGCCGCACTTGAAACTGAGCTTCGCGGTAGTAGTGCAGCAATTGACCAACAAAGAGAGTCAATAACTCGAGCAACAAGCGCTTCTGAGCGCAATGCTCAAGCACTACAACAGCAAATTCGGGCGCTTACTGAACTGCAAAGGCAGGCCCGCCCAGGCTCGTCTGCTTTTGCTCAGCTTGGAAAGGATATTGATAATGCCAAGACAAAGCTGGGCAATTTGAATAATGAAGCTGCGCAGTTTAATCGCGCTTTGAGCGCTGGCTTTGGCGCCACACCAGAAGTGCTTGGAGGGCAGATTGCAACCCTTCGTCGTGGTCTGACTGGATTGCGTTTTGATTCTGAAAAATATCTTGAGACCTTAGAACGCATCCGACTGCTCTCTATCACTCAGGCAGGCAGAACTGGTCGGGCTGAGGTTATCGCCGGTTTTCAGGCATTCCAAAGTCCTATTTTTCAAGGTGGCTATGCAGATCCTTCAAGGCTCCCGGGACTTCCAAATACCACTGCCGCCCTTGAACAGCAGCTTTCTGAGCTTGCCGTAGAACTAGTAAATGTTGAACGTGGAAGCGCTCAATATGTTGAGGTTTCAAATCGGATGGCAGGTATTCAGCGTGAACTGCGCGCTGAACTTACTGGTACTGCAGAGGCTTTCCGCCAACTTGATATTGCACAAGCTGGAGTTGAGCGTCGTGCCGACAAGATTGCCGGAATTCAAGAGTATTACAGAACACAGGGGCCGATGGCTCCAGGCGTTGGTGGATACAGAGATCCCGTAACGGGCGCGATGATTGCCGGTGGCGCAAGAACGCCCGGTCGGATTCGTGTTGAAGAAGCTGCGTATCCCACACCGATTGGGCCGCAGCCGTTTCCCGAGGCTGGTCGTCGCGCTCAGGAATCAATTGAGCGTGCGATGGATGACGTTAATCGCATCTACGAAGATGCGCGCATTCGTCGTGTGGAGCTTCAATCGAAATACGATCAGATTCAAATTGACAAGATGCTTGATGGCCTTGAGCTCGAAGGCCAAGTCAGGGAAAAAGGCTTTAAGGATGAGCTCGCTGCATTTGATCGTCAATTAGAGGCAAGGGATCGTCGCCGCCGTCGCGGAATCACAGCCGGTCAAGCAGTGCAAGCTGCTGGTGCTGTTGTTTCTGGTGGTATTTTTGGCGGCCCTGAAGGTTTCCTGGGTGGCCTCGCTGGCGCTGCTGTTGGATCAATGGTGCCAGGGCTTGGGACCGTAGGGGGCGCTTTCGCTGGTTCTGCAATCGGCGCTCAAGTTGGCGCATTTAGGCAACAACTTGGAGCTGCAGCCGATTATGCCGCTCAACTTGAAAAATTAAGAATTGCGTTGCGCAATGTAACGCAAAGCAGTTCGGAATATAATCAAGCGCTTGGAATTATCCGTCAATACAGCCAAGAGCTTGCGATTCCTCAGGACGTAATCACTAAATCATTTACTCAGTTAACGGCGTCAGTAATTGGCGCCGGTGGCAGTGTCAAAGATGCCGAAGTAGCTTTCCGTGGAATTGCCGCTGGTATTAGAGGCACTGGGGGGTCGGTTGAAAACTTGAATGCGGCTGTTACCGCAACTGCACAGGTATTCAGCAAAGGCAAAGTTTCCGCCGAAGAATTGCGCGGACAAATTGGCGAAAGATTGCCTGGTGCGTTTTCTTTGTTTGCCGAATCAATCGGCAAAACGCCGCAGCAGCTCGATAAAGCGCTTGAGCAGGGACAAGTATCTTTGCTTGACTTTCAAAAATTTGCAGAAAAATTATTTGAAGAATACGGAGAGTCCGCTAAGCAGATTGCCAGCGGTCCAGAAGCTGCAGGCGATCGACTTAAGACATCATTGTCGAATCTCAGCGAAAGCGTAGGCACGCTTCTGCGTCCAATTGGCGCTGAATTTCAAACTGTTTTTGCGCAAATTGTTACTGCAATTGATTCTGGTATTCGCAAATTAAATGAATTCTTGGGTCGTGGCCGGCAAGGCGAAATCAATGAAGCACAGCGAAATCTAGACGCCACTGAAAACAGAATCAAAGAACTTCAACAAAGAATTAGCGAGAAACCTGGCATGGGTCTTACCGAGCAGTTCACTGCAGACCTTGTGCGAATGCAAGCAAGACGCGCTCAGCAATTTGGACGCCTTCAATCTTTGCTTGCAGCCGATATGAGCGCTCGTGGGATCACGGGTGAGGCACCAGAAAGGCCAGGGCTCCCTGGTATTTCAACAGACGCTGGCGGTGATTCTCGCAAAGAAGCCGAAAAACTCGCAAAGCAACAGCAAAAACAGTACGAAGAGGCTTTTACAACTCTTTCCAGAATTCGAGATATGAGCTTAAAAAATCTGCTAGTAGAGGAGCTGACAACTATTGAGCGAGACAGGAGGGCGATGATTGCCGCTGGCGCCAGCAGCACAGAGCTTGAAGCTCTTCAGCTGAAAGAGCGCCAATTGCAGATTGATATTAAGCAAACTGCAATTAACGAGCACAATGAAAAACTGAGCGATTTAATTGCACAAGGACGGCAAAAGGGGCTGGACGTTTCACGGTTGGCTGAGCAATTCAGTCAGAATCAACTTGAATACAAACAATTACAATTAGAAGCAGAGCAAAATATGACGGCAGAACTGGCACTGCAAAAACGAATCATTGAAAGCATGGGCCTTACGAAGGAAATGCAACAAGCTGGTCGCGCGGCTGGTCTTTCTTTGTTTGACTTTGGTGCAGCCGGTGGCGCATTTGCTGGCCCGCAAGTTTATGAACCACAAAACGGACTGAGCCCAGCGGCGAAAACTTATGTAGATATGAAAAATAACCTAACGGAGCTCCTTGCAATTGAAAATCAAGTAGCAACAAACGCAAATACGATTGGTCAATCTTTCTCGACTGCATTCACGCAGACAATTTCTGGCGCAACATCCGCTCGCGAGGCGCTTGCTGGAATGATGAAATCAATCGCTGAGGGTTTCCTTCAAATGGCACAGCAAATTATTGCTCAACAACTAACAATGATTATTTATGGAACTATCATGAAAGCGCTTGGTATTAACACAAGCCCGTTTGGTAAAAGTGGCGCTCCAAATTTAAGCGGTGTTTTCAGTGGTGGGCAGGCAGCTTTCAACCCAGCAGCTTTTTCTATGCCAGCGTTGAACGCCAACGGCAACGTCTACGCCCAAAACGGCATCCAACCCTTCGCCATGGGCGGCATCGTCAACAAGCCGACGCTGTTCAAGTACGCAGAAGGAGGCAGTGGGCGTTTCGGTTTGATGGGTGAGGCCGGTCCAGAAGCCATCATGCCGCTGAAGCGTGGCCGTGACGGTAAACTTGGCATCTCCGGCGGCGGTGGCACTAGCGTGGTGGTTAATGTTGACGCCAGCGGCAGCCAGGTTCAGGGTGACACCGGAAAGGCCAGCCAGCTCGGCTCTGCTTTGTCTGCCGCAGTTCAAGCTGAACTGATCAAACAGAAGCGCCCTGGAGGATTGCTCGCTTAATGGCCACCTTTACCTACATACCCGATCGTCCGGCGACTGAGACTTCAACGCCTCGCGTCAATCAGGTGAGGCTAGGCGCGTACGAGCAGCGTCTTGTTTATGGCATCAATCCGTTCAGGGATACATGGAGTCTGCGGTTTAGCAATCGCAGCACTAGTGATGCGACCGACATTCTGGATTTTTTGAAGGCTCGTGACGGCCAAGAAACTTTTGAATGGGAGACTCCTTTTGGGGAAACGGCTCAATTTATTTGCGCAAAATGGAGCGCGAGCCTTGACTCCTGTAATTTCAGATCAATAAATGCTGAATTTGAATTAAGATATGAAGCTGGCGAAACAAACATTGCGATTCCGGCGGGAACTGCCACCACTTTTACTTGGATTCCAGATTTCACAGCAACTCAAGAATATGAGTCAAATGTTCGCACTGTAAATTTTGGGGATGGCTACACTCAACGCTTAAAATTTGGCTTGAATCCACAGCAGGAAATTTGGAGCTTAGAATTCCGAAATAGAACAAATACAGAAAGAGATCAGATTCGAACATTCCTGCGTCAAGCCAGGGTCCAAACTGCTTTCACTTGGACCGATCCTCTGACTAGCTCTACCGGAAAATATGTTTGCGCCGAATGGAGCACGCGGTACAATAATCATAATAATAACGACATTCAAGCGTCTTTTAGACGTGTCTTTGAACCCTCCTGATGGCATATTCTGCTTGGGCTGCTAGCACTGCATATGTCGTTGGCGATGTAGTTCGCGCCACAACAGTCCCCGCAACGGGCTTGGTTTTCAAGTGCGTTGACGCTGGTACATCAGGCGGAACGGAACCTCAATGGCCGCGACTGATTGCAATCTTCGACACGACTAGCGGCACACGTGTGCAGGGTTATGTCGAGGATGGCGGCGTTGTCTGGGCAGCAATCACGCAGTTTGCAGCAGATCTGCAGGGCGTTGCTCCAAGCGGCATCATCGAGCTATTTACGCTTGAGACTTTTGCCAGCCTGCACGGCTCAGCCAGCACCTACCGCTTCCATGCTGGTGCCAATGCCACGGCAACCAATGGGCAGGTCGTCTTTAACGGCAACAGCTACCTGCGGTATCCGGTAGAGGCGACTGGCTTTGAATACAACGGTCAAGGTCAGCTTCCCAGACCAACACTGCGTGTTGCCAACCTTGTGAGCACCATCACGGCAATTTTGCAGGCGGTCAATACTTTTAACCCTGGGAATGACCTGCTTGGTGCGAAGGTCACACGCATCCGCACGCTGATCAAATATCTGGATGCAGCGAACTTTGAAGGTGGCACCAATCCTTACGGCACGCCAGATCCTACGGCTGAATTTCCACGTGACGAGTATTACGTTGCTCGTAAGTCATTCGAGAACCGCGAAGTTGTTGAGTTTGAGCTAGCCGCTGTTTTTGACCTACAGAATGTTCGCGCACCACGCCGCCAAGTCATCGCAAACATTTGTCCATGGACCTATCGCGGCGATGGCTGCAACTATACAGGCGATGGCTATTTTGATCGTGACGATATAGCTGTAACAACTCTTGCGGCAGATGTATGCGGCAAACGACTGAGTAGCTGCAAGCTCCGTTTTGACACAGTAACCGTTAGCGCGAATGTGACATCAGGCAGTACAACAATGACGGGACTTACGTTAAATGAAGTACAAAAGACAAGTACAGGCAACAAAATCACTGGATATGGATTACCTGCCGGAACAACAGTTGCAGCAAAAAATTTGACCGCACCCTACAGTCTTACACTTTCGCAAGCAGCAACAGCTACTAATAATCCCTTTACGCGAACCGGAACGCTTGCGTCTAATGGTTTATCTATAACAGTCAGCAGTGCTACTGGCATCAAAAGCGGTGTTGCGGTGAGTGGCGTGGGTATTCCAGCGGGCACAAAAGTTGCATCGGTGAGTGGAACAACTATCAACCTAAACATTGATTTAAATGATTTAGCTTGGGCAAGCGCAACAACTAAGTCAGTTACATATAAAGGCGCAGGTGGTGGCGTTTATGGCGATGGACAAAAGCTATACCGCTTAGCAATGAGTAACACAAGTGGCATAAACATTGGTGATTTAGTAGTAGGATCGGGCGTTGTTAAAGGAACAAAAGTTATTTACAGCAACGGAGCCTCGGAAGTTTTGGTCGATAAAGCACTACAAAAAAACAAAGGTGATAGCCTAAGTGCAACGTTCTATGTTCCTGTTACCTTCTCCTCGTCAACATATACTTTTACACCATCTAAAACGTACAGCATTCGCCCTAATGGCGAACTGCCATTCGGTGGATTCCCTGGTGTTGGCGGCATCAATATATGAACGTAACCGCTCGCGCTGCTGCCTTGGCACACGCCAAAACCGAAGTTCCCAACGAAAGCTGTGGGCTACTGGTGGTTGTCAAAGGACGGCAGCGGTACATGCCATGCAAGAACCTCGCAGAATCTCCCGACTACTTTGTGCTGGACCCCGAGGGTTGGGCAGCCGCTGAGGACAAAGGCGAGATCGTTGGTATCGTTCACAGCCATCCGATCCTTGCGCCAACACCATCACAGGCGGACAGGGTGGCGTGCGAAAAGTCCGGGCTACCCTGGTACATCGTCAACCCTGTGCTTGAAACCTGGGGTGAGTGCAAGCCCTGCGGCTACAAGGCACCGCTGATCGGCAGGCAATGGGTGTGGGGCGTCACCGACTGTTGGACGCTGGCACGGGACTGGTACGCCGAGCAGGGACTGCAACTCCGCGATTGGCCGCGTGATGTGCATCCCGATGAGTTTGCCGCTGTACCAACTTTTGATGTGTGTTGGGCAGAAGCCGGTTTCCGCGAGCTACGTCAAGACGAAGAGCTGAAAACAGGCGACTTTGTACTGATGGCAATCAACAGCCGTGGCTTGAATCACTGCGGCGTCTACCTCGGAGACCAAATCCTGCTGCACCATTTGCAAGGTCGCCTATCTAGCCGTGACTTCTACGGTGAGTGGCTCCTATCATGCACAGGAAGGAGGCTGCGCCATGCTTCGCACAATTAAGCTCTACGGCAAGCTGGCTCAGTTTGTAGGCAAGCGGGTACTACAAGCAGAAGTTCAAAATGCCGCCGAAGCCGTGCGTTTTCTGCTTGCCAACTTCCCCGGCTTGGATCATCACATGGCTGATCGGCACTACAAGGTGTTGGTAGGAGCCGACGCTTTGACGCTGGACGAACTACATCATCCCAGCGGCCAGCAAGAGATCAAGATCGTGCCAGTGGTGGTAGGTGCTGGGGGCAACGTCGGGCAAATTATATTAGGTGTAGCCCTCGTTGCGGGGGCATTTTTGATTCCTGGTCTTGCTGCTGGCGCTGTGTTGAGTGGCGCACTTTCGTATGGCACTGCAGCCGCAATCGCAAATGTTGCAGTTTTTGGTGGTTTTTTAGGTGCAAGTCTTGTCCTTAATGGTGTCGCTGGGCTTCTTACTCCTACTCCAAGTCAACCAAAACTAGGCAAAGATTCAGACAACGACCCCAGCAAAAGTTACTTTTTTAGCGGCGTACAAAACACAAGCAGACAAGGCTTACCTGTACCCGTTATTTTCGGCGAAGTGATCACTGGTTCGATCACCATATCCGCTGGCATCGACATCGACGAGGAATGATCATGGATGAACTCATCATTGGTGCTGGTGGTGGCGGTGGTAAAGGCGGCGGCTCCAAAGGAGAGGGTTATACGCCATCGGAAGACAAGGACACGCTTGAATCCACAGCGTATGCTTATGTGCTGGATCTTATCGGTGAAGGTGAAATTGAAGGTTTTGCCACGCCATCTAGCCTTGGTATTACGCGAGGCACATCTTTATACAATACAATCCTAAAAAAAGATATTTTCTTTAACGACACATCTTTGTTGCGGGAGCAAGCAAGCAACAGCGACGCGACTCCAGCAGCTTCTAGTTTTAATTTTAAACGCGCCTCTGTATATGCTAGATACGGAACAGAAAACCAATCCACGATCAACGTATTCCCGAATGTTCAACGTGAATTTGCGGTAGGCGTTGAGATCGTAAAAAACCTGCCTTTAACACGGACTATCACAGATGAAGATGTCAACAAAGTTGGTATTACACTAACAATTCCGCTGCTTCAACGCTTTACAGACAAAGGGGATCTTGTAGGCAGCGAGTTATCTTTTCGCGTATTGCTGTCTGAGGATGGCGGCGCTTTTTACGAAGCATACAAGCGCACGATAAAAGGCTTAACAAAAGATCCTTTTCCCTTTAATTTTGCCATCTCTCTTACTGGTAAAACTTTTCCGGTTGATGTGCGCGTAGAGCGCGTTAGCAACGACTCCAGTAGTAGCAGAGAAAGTAGCTCACTTCAATGGACTTCGTACACAGAAATTATTACTGACCGTTTACGGTATCCATACAGCGCCTTAGTAGGCATCAAAATTTCTGCTGAACAGTTTAATAGTATTCCAACGCGCTCTTACCGTATTCGTGGGCGCAAAATTCAGTTACCAAGCAATGCAACAGTAGATATTAAAACGGGTCGCGTTACCTACGCCGGTATCTGGAATGGTGCATTTGGTGCAGCGCAATGGTGCGCAGATCCAGCGTGGTGCTTGTTTGACCTACTCCGTAACAGCCGCATGGGTTTTGGGGAGCACATCCAAACAGCCGACCTAGATAAATGGTCTTTCTATGAAGCGTCCAAATACTGCAATGAGCTAGTTCCAACAGGTTTGGGCAGCGCAAAAGAACCGCGCTTCCAGTGCAACGTCGTCATCCAAACACAGGAGGAGGCTTACAACCTCATTAATCAGATGTGCTCGGTCTTCCGAGCAATGCCGTATTGGAGCACAGGCTCGCTCACGATTTCGCAGGATCGTCCACAGGACGCAACCTTCCTGTTCACGATGGCGAACGTCACCGAAGCAGGCTTCAGTTACAGCGGAAGCGACACCAAAACTCGTCCAACAGCGGTCACCGTCAAGTATTTCGACACTAAAACCACCCGCGATGTGGCATATGAGCTGGTCGAAGACGCAGACCTGATTGAGAAGTACGGCTACAACAACAGCCAGATCGACGCCTTTGCCTGCACCTCGCAAAGTCAAGCACGCCGCGTCGGCAAATGGGTTTTATACACCAGTCAGTACGAAACCGAAATCGTCACTTTTAGCACCAGCATTGACGCTGGAACAATTTGCCGCCCCGGTCAGATCATCGAAATTAGCGACCCAATGCGGGCTGGTGTTCGTCGCGGTGGTCGAATTGCGAGTGCCACGACAACTGTTGTCACTGTTGACGACAGCGCATCCACCGATATTCCGACCACCAACTCGCCCACGTTGTCGGTGGTGATGCCCGATGGCACTTTAGAGACTCGCACAATTACCGGTGTTGCTGGTGCTGCAATTACTGTTAGCCCTGCTTTTAGTCAGACACCGGCTACCAACAGTGTCTGGATCGCACAGTCAACGGACATCCAGACATCAACGTGGCGTGTACTCGGCGTCAGCGAACAAGAAGGCGGTGTGTATAGCGTTACCGCATTGTCTTATAACGCCAGTAAATATGCTCTCATTGAACGTGATGAGCCACTGGAGTCCAAGGATACAACTAACCTTAATGTTCTTTATGACGGACCCGATAATCTAACAGCAACAGAAGTCTTCTACGGAGACGATGGTGTTGCCAAGGTCAAAATTGTTCTGAGTTGGGTAGCGATTGTCGGCATCACTACCTACCGTGTTCGCTACCGTTACGCCAATGACAACTGGACAGAAGATTTAATCACAAAAGTGGGATACGAAATAATTGATACAAGAGTTGGCACATATAACGTAGAAGTGTACGCATTAAATAGTGCGTTGCTGCCAGGTAACCCGTCTATTTTGACATTTTCTGCTTCAGGAAAAACTGCTCCACCTGCTGCAGTCACAGGTGTATCTTTCATTCCGATCAGCGCCGATCGCGGCACAATTTCATGGACGCAATCTACCGAGTTAGATGTGACTCTTGGTGGCCGCGTAATTATCCGTCACAACGTAGCCTTGGTTGGTGCGGAATGGGATGCATCAACGGACATCATCAGTCCTGTAGATGGCGCAGACATCAGCGCTGAAGTTCCATTGCTGGAAGGTACTTATCTGCTGAAATTTGAGGATGATCTTGGCAATCGTTCTTTCACTGCAACAACGGTTGTTGTTGACCTGCCAGAACCGCAACCTCGTATCAATGTAACCACGTTTAATGAAGATACAACTACACCACCATTTGACGGCAATTCAACAGATATGGTTTACAGCCTAGAACTAGACGGACTTATTCTTGCCAGCGGTATTGATATTGATGATATGGCATTAGACGGCGACTTTGATGCCCTTACGGCGATTGACGCTGAGGGAGGTGTTGTTGATGTTGGTGAATATGAATTTGGCAGCAGTTTCGACATGCTGGGCAAATATGACGTTATGGCTAGTCGTCGTTTGGTTACTCGTCCTTATCTACCTGCATCGTTGTGGGACGACAGAACAGCCGAGATTGATACATGGCCACTGATCGACGAAGACAACCTTGACAAAGTAAATGCCGCGTTGTATGTCCGTACCACCGACGACGATCCTGCAGGTACACCGACGTGGAGCGAGTGGAAACAGCTAGTCAACGGCTTGATTCAAGGTCGAGGTTTTCAGTTCAAAGTACAAGCCACCACCTCTGACCCTGATCTAAACATCATCATTGAAGAGTTAGGTGCCAGCCTGGAATTGACGGCGCACACCGAGCAGTCGGGCACTATTGCCAGCGGCGCAGGCACGTACACAGCAACTTTTGCCAACGCCTTCTACCAAGCACCGAACATTGGAATCACGGCATTTAACATGGCGACGGGGGACTACTACACGATCAGCAACGTGACTCGGACTGGATTCCAAGTAGTATTCAGGAACAGCGCCAACGCTGCTGTGGACCGTAATTTCACCTACACAGCCGTCGGTTACGGACGGGAGCTGCCCTAATGGCACAACACGACTACATCATTGCTAACCAGTCAGGTGCTGG